GCGTGTACGCCAGGTAAATCCGCTTTCGCATCATCAAGACTATCCTCGTCGGTCAAGTAACGCTGCTGCACTCTTTCTATTTTGTAGACTAGTCCACCTGGAACTATATCTGTATTTAAACCGCCCAATGACACGTGTGTCCGTTCTATAATACTAATTTCTTCTAATGACACATTCCATAATTTACATAAGTGCTTGTGTTGTAACATTTTACAATATTTTACAATTTCTGTATATGCGCCCCTATCTACTAACTCTTGTGCTCTAGTCTTTATAGAAGATAATACACTGCAAAGGTCGTTAGGTATAGTTGCCTCTGTGGGCCCATGCACGAATGTTGACACTCCCCTAGCTAAATACTGGGCACCGGTCCCAACCCTGTGGTCAACACGTAAAAATTCAGCTATTGCACCTAAGTAACATTTCGATTTCTGAAACCTTATATTGTACATAGCCGCGCCTTTTTGCAACTGTTGTACTTGCTTATATGTGGACACGCCAGCCAGGACATCATCACCATTATGTGTGGAAACCATCCCGGTTCCTTGTAGTGCCACCTGTGCATATATGTAGTTGAGTATAGTATTAACGAAACTTGTAAGTCGCCATCCAGATAACAACGTACCACGAGTGGTATAGTCACCACCCTCAGCTAATATTCTGCTATTGTGTATTGATAATATTGTCCAATCAATGGCTTCAATCTGCTCTCTATACAGTTTAGTCTTAAACACTTCACGATATGCCGTCAGCACTGCTTGCATGCTATCATGTGTGTGCTGTGAATTGAAATCTTCATAATCGAAGCAATACGGAACTCCATTTCTTAGTACTTCATTAACCGTTTTACTTACATTGTCCTCGGTAGCAGCGGGGCCGATTGGGAAGAGAGCACTCAGTGCCTCTTCACAACCAGCAAACCCGTAGCCACTGATTATAAAACTGGTAGCATCGACTCCATAAATAGCTCGCTGCTTACCCCACTCGCATTTCACCGAAGGCCAAGCTACTATTTCTGGTTTCCTACCAATCATCTCTTCAAATGATATATCCGGCATCCTATTAAAGGCAAAGAACTTATGTCTCAATAAGCGCGATTTTGCTTTATACTGGTTATCACTATCATATTGCGAATGGTAGGCTCCTGTCGGAGACCACTGCCACCGACCAGCCCAATAGCTGTCCCAAGATGACTTCTGTGGCTTGCTGTTTAGGGATAATAGTCTTTGGAATAAATTGGTAGCTTCCTTATAGATAATGCCAGCATTTATGTTACATGTATTAGGTCGCACCCTGTGTAACCTTTCTGCCTCCCAGTCTACTGACCCAACACCTCTATTAACCAAAACTTCCATCTCAAAGAATTGTGTCATATCTATTTCAAGTAGGTTTTGCACTGCTTTAAGTCGCTGGCTAAAATCTTTCTTGATCCTGGTATAAAAATCTGTTTCACTAGTTATATCCCATAGCCAGATTCCACTCTTGTGCATCAATTGTCTATTAACTTTACTTAATGTACAACACCAAATTAATACTCCAACTAAAAAACTTTCACGTATCCCGTACGCAGCTATCTTGTCTAGCAATGGTAATGCAAATTCAACGTTCTTCCGAAAGTATTCAAACCCGAACTGTCTAAGTTCGTAAATCGACATGTGTCTAAGGTGACTTGCTGAAACCTTATCAATTATAGGTTCTACTGTACCACTAAATATTTTCTCTAGATTTGCATATGTTCTATAACCAGTATAGCGTTTTTGACTTTTATTAGTTACATAAAATAAATAATT